ACAGCCGCATAGGTGAAGTTCCTGTCAACGTTGGCATCACTGCTATTCAAGATGTCCACGTCAAAACCAGTAGCACTGACATTGCTGACGTTTAGCCGCTCACCGTTGCCGAGGTTCTGAACCGTTACCGCAACACTGGGCAGGTAAGCGTTCGTTCCACCAAGCGATGCTGTGCCTGTGAAGAACGCCTTGTCGAAGGTCACGCTCTTGGTGCTGGTGCCTGAGGCGATAGTGCCGTTGCTGTTTTCTTGACGCCGCTGGAACGTTGCCTCATAGCCCAGCTCATCAACCAAAATGTTCTGAGCAACATCAGAGCTAGTCAGCTCTGCCTTGAACTGGAACGCCCTGGCCTCAAACGTTCCGGAAATAAACTCCTGCCAGGCGCCGTAGGTTGGAGAACCTGATGGATCGTCGTTGGTGCTTCTGTGATACAGCTTGGCATTGACTGCATCAGCATCCGTTCCATCAAAATCAGCCCAGTCGTCCACTTCGGCATTACGAGAATCAACCAAGTCGTTCGGGAAAAACGCTCGCGTAACAAACCGACGCTGAAGATCCAAAGAGAACCGTGCGCCAAGGTCTAACGTATTGACGAATTGATATTCCGCAGAGGCCAACACGTCACCCATGTTGTCAAAATCATCAATCTCATCAACGTCGGTCGCATCGTCCAAGTCTTCATCACCATCAATGACCAATGCGTCGAGATCTTCGATGTAAGTACAGTCAGTTCTTGTACCTTGGAACGGTGGACTATCTAGATCTTCTCTGCGTGTTTGAATAGCGAGCCGACCCAAAGTGTCGGGGAACTGCACAATGACACTGGTTGCGTTAGCGCTCTTGTTGCCTAGATCGTCTTCAAACTTGACAAGTATTTCACCGGCCACTAGCGGCACAATGGCTTCTGTTGAGTTGCCAGCAACAGCAGTGATTAAATCAACAGAGTTTGGCCATGTCGCTGTGCCGTCAGTCAGACTGTTGTGTTTGATATGAACCAAGCCGTTGACTTTTACGTCAAGGTCAACAGTCTGATCCCAACGAAGGCGAGCACTGTTTGCACTGATTGCTTCAACCGACAAGTTCTGAACATCCCCTGGTGGGGCTGTTTTGCCTACAAGCTCGAACGTTGCTTTTGTAAGTGAGCTTTGCTTGCCCAAATAGTTGCGGGCGAGAACCTCTACGGTCAGCGTTCCAGCGCGGAGCGCCCTGAGTGTGAGCGACGGGCTAGTGCTATCTAGCGTCGTAAAGTTATCGTCATCTATCTTGTACTGGACAAGAAAATCATTGACATTTGCTCGATTATGCGTCCAGCTCAGATCGAAGCCAGTGTGAACAGTTTGACCCTCTTGGTATAAAAACTCGCTACCGGACAAATCCTCTGGAGCGTCGGGCGTAGCGGTAAGGTTAGTAATGTCTCGCGTAGTTAGCGCAACATCTTGTTCAACCGCGTTATAAATTGATTCGTTATACGCAATCGCGCTTACGCCGTAAATCCCATCACCTGATTCTGCAACTGACAGCACACGAAACTTTTGAACTTGAATATCTGAGGTTTCGATCATGTAAACAGCAGCTGCGTTAGGTGCCTCACTAAAAGCACTGCTGACAGTAATATCCGCTCCAGAGATACTAGAAATTGTCTTTGTTTCAACTAAGCCTGTAGGCAACAAGACTGAAAGAGTCGGACTGTTATTAAGATCAACTGACAAGTCGGTATCGCTGTCAATCGTGATAACTGTTGTTGTAGCTGAACTGACTCGTCCGGTTCTACGGGTTCCACCGCGCAAAGGATCGGCAACATCAACAACCATCCCAGGTCGAATTACTATTCCACTTTCAATCGCAACACTAAACTGACAAGTCTCTGTCAGATTTTGCTCGGACAACAGCGTCCATTTACCAAGTCGATGCGCTTGGCCTTGGCTGTAAGTACCAAGCGCCTTAATGTCCTTTTTGATGATCCCGTGCTTAGCGACCGCATCGTGATCTTCTACATATTCATACTCAACGTCCCCTCGGGTGTCGTATGACTGCCAGCCCACCACTGCAACAGTATGACGAGTTTTTTGCGCAGACCCTGAATACGAAAATATCCCATCAACCACGTTAGATGGGCCAAGCAAATACTGTGCATCAGTTGGCTTGTCCTGCAGCAGCACCAACGATCCGGAGCCGTAATACGCGATACCACGGAAAACAGCTGTAAGCTGTTGGATTACGTTGTAAACCTCATCACGGCTGTTGATGTAAATGTTGAGGCTAAAGCGTGGCTCTTCGCCGCCTTTGCCGTCATCGACAAGCTCATTGCAGTATTGACTAATTGCAAAAAAGTCGTAGCGGTCAAGCGTGTCCTCTGGAATACCTGCCCCATATCGATCGTTAATCAGCAGGTCATATAGACACCATGCCGGATCATTCGTCCAAGTTGCAGCAGAAAACGTGCCGTCCCAAACCCCGGAATACGTGATTCTTCCGAGATGCGTTGTTGTGTCTACCGTCGCATTGCTAGGGATCTTGACCTTGATCCCGCGGATCAAATACTTACGACTCGGCACACTACCAAACTCACGAGAATCAAACCGCAAGCCAACCAATGCAGAGTTGGGATAACGAAACTTGGTATCAATAATTTCGGTGTAGCTTGTCCAAATTGTTGAGCTAGAACGACGGGTGCTGCTTTCATCGGCGCTTACACGCGCTACCTGAATATCAACAGGGAAAGCACCATCGAGCGTGATCATATAGTCGCGCTGATACCTTGAACTGCTTTTGCCTTTAATTGTGTCGTCAATAACGGTGTTATACCCACCACCGTTGTACTGAACTCGAACCCTAACGCTTACTTGATGGCCAACAATATCGCCGTTATCTTTAATGATGCGCAGCGAAGGAATAGTTAAGGTTACACGGACCCGATCTACATTTGAATCTGTAATTGAACGTGTAATAGATGCACCATCCTTGACCTCAGCGTTTACCTGCTCCTCAGATTCTGTTCTTGCATAATCGTTTGATATATGTAATTGATCTTGCGTGCCGTTGCGCACGTCAATACTAAAACGCTTAAAATTATTTGAGCCATCACGGTTTGAAACCGGAGTGTCATCAAGAAAAACGCTTTGGTTTCCGTTTTCAAGCCCCTCAATCTCGCCTTCACTAATTAAATCAAGAACACTCGCAAACTGACGAGATGCAAGCGTGTCGTCAGCCTCCGTAGGGGTGTGTTGACTTCCGCCACCACCACCCTTGCCCCCACCACCGCCGCCACCAGCACCTACAATTTGTGCGCCTAATCCAGCATTGTGGACACGTACACCATTGGCAATAAAGGTGTGTCGCCCTTCTACGGTTAAGTTGTAAACCGTATGCGCTCCAAGATCAGCTCGCTTAACGATTGGGCGCAGATGTCCAGCCTCATCAACAACACAATCATCAGCACAAAGCGTTCCAATGCCTACAAACGCATTGAATTGATTTAAAACCCAATGATTAGGCGTAGCGTCTAAAAATTTGCCGCCCCATAGGGTGTACCTAACCACATTTTCGTTTTCATGCTCGTGAACCTTGAGCACTTTTGAAGCATGGATGTTGCCCTTGTCGTCAAAGCTGCAAACATCGTCGCCAACTTTGATTTGATCAATCCGTTGCGTACCGCTTGGGATAGACACAAGCGTGTCGCCGGTAAAGCAACCACCACCGCCACCGCCGCCAGCACCAGAAACGTATTTTGCTTGAGTCATGTTCTCAGTTGATCAACGTCAAGACCACTCGACAGCACTGCCGAGCCAGTAAATACCCGCCCATAGGCTATTGGAACCGGCAAGCCCTGCCTCGATGTATTGACCACATTTGAGAACGTAAAAGATTCGAGCTTTGCAGCTTCTGGGCCTGACTCCATAGGAGAGAAATCAGGCTGCGGCGAAATCATTTGTGCAACACCGCCAAGCACCAAAGAAAGACCAATAGCACCAATAGCCTGTGCAGCAATTCCCCCAATCAGGCCAGTGCCGATTGTTGCACCCAAAAATCCTGCTCCTCCAATAGCAAGGGAAGGGCCAAGAAAAACTGCAGCAGCAATAAGACCAACTCCTACCAAAATTCGACCACCGCCACCGCCCGCACCAGCAATTACAGGCGTAATACTAAATACCTCTTTGTCACTAAAAGGCATAAACAAAGGAGAAACATCTTGCTCGGTTATTTTTTCTTTACTCACTGTTACTCGATAACCAACACCATCTTTTTCGCTATCAATCAGCCATTTTTCAAGACCTGGGAAGTTGACGCACAACGCTTTAATTGCTTGCGCTGGTGTTGCTGCCTCAAACTCAAACCGGCATTGGCCGAGTCGCTTACGCAGTGCGCCGTAAACCTTAACGACTTTCATGCCTCAAGGCGCAAGCAGTGTTCTTTCCATAGTAACTGCTGCCACTGGTGTAAACATCCCTGCTGGACAGCCGCCCCTGCACATGATGCAAGATCTGGGAGTCACCTAGATAAATCGCAGCATGATTCGGCAGTGGTGAAGCCAACTGCATCAACAGGGCATCGCCAGGTTGCAGCTCTGCAACAGGGATCTTGCGAAACCCTTCGGAAGCAAAATTGTCTAGATACAGGTTTTCACCCCGCTCCCAAAACAAATCCTGCCGGTCATAGTCCTTGAGCTGTAAGCCCCATTCCCTCGCGTACCAGTCGCGGCAAAGGCTGTAGCAGTCCACAACACCAAACAC